CGCATTGTTGTACACTTGTAGAGTATAATCAGTAATAGTTACTATTTCTCTAGCTAATAAATCACCAAATGACGTTGCACCGTTACCTGCTAGATCTTCGCCAAGCCCTTCAATGTATCCAGTTTGATCAGTATCTGTTGATCCCCATAAGCTGGTAACAATTTTTTTAATAACGCCAAGGTGTTTGACCTTGACTGGAGGACTTATCCATATAGGAGTTTCAACAGTTAATGATGCTATGTCAATCGGTGTATCAACGCCTACCGGAACTGATCGGCTGGACCAAGTAATGTTAGTTAGGTCTAATACACTTAAACTAGTCCAGTCAATATAGTTGTCAGTAGTTTGTAATTCTAAACTTGGATTGAACAAGACTAATATTTGTTCAAGTATCTGTAACTTTTGATCTGTATTTGCACTCCATATGTCTACTTTTAACGACAGTTTAAATGGGGTTGGCATCAATCGTTCAACAGTATAGTTACGACCTTGTGTTTGGCTGTAGGTGGTAAGACCGGTATTCGGATCAGTTTGCATGTCTCTTTCTCGAAAATGCATCTTACCGACAAAGGTAGCATCGCCTGTTCTACTACGATCAAGTGCGAGAGAACTGATATAAACAGCAATTTTAGGAACGCTGTTAACTTTGTTTTCACTGTTCTGTCTAATAATACTAGCTACTTGTCTATCAGCGTCACCATACATTACAGGAATTCTATGTAACGATCCATCACCGTATTTTACAGTAAAGTTACTGAATATACGAATTGTTTGTGTGATATAGCGACGAACTTGCGCATCATAAAAGTGCAACATTAGAAATCTGCCTTTGGTTTAAGAGCTGTACTCAAACTAGCACGTTGAGCTTCTCTGTAATTATATAGCGTCACTGACCATAAGCCATCGTAAGGTATGGTTACTCCGGTAGGTAATGTGATTCTTAGCTTGGTTGATATTACACCAATATTGTTTGTATAACTGTACGAACTTAACATTGTAGGATAATCTGCAATAGCATAGTCTAGTCGGAAGCTATCGAGTTCTATAGTAACATACGCGGCTGTGATATAATCGATCAATGTAGAAACTACTGAAGTTCCCTTCAAGATGTAACCAGCAGGCTTGCCTGCGATAGGTGTTATATTGTGCGAGAAGCCAGTCGCCACTTGATCATTATAAGTGTAAGCAGTATTATTAATGAATCCAGCTTTTAATGTTGTTCTAGTATCAGTATTTGACATGGTCATGCGTACTTTATCCTCAACTTTAACCCAACGTGTGCTGTCAAAGCGGAATAGTCTATTAGGTAAAAAGTCAGTTCTTAGGAAGAAATCGTCCTGTTGCGGCCCAGCCGGGAATTGTATTCCAAATCCAAAATCATATCCGTTAACTGGAATGCCATCACCTACGAGATACCCAGTGTATCCTGTGCGATTAGGCACTCCGTCAACTGCACTGGCTTTAATATTGCTAATATTACTAGCATCTAATGTTGATTCGTCGGCTGTTTCGAGAATAGAGTTGCCTTGATTATCTACAGCCAGTGTATAAAACTGGCGTGTTTCATACCCACTTTTAGGAGCATCTGCTTCAGCTTGCGCAACAACTTGATCGTTAATAGCAAGTTCTTTGTTGTATGTACTGAGTAAATCTTTAAGTGTAGTTCCAACAATAGCATCACCATTAGAATCCCTGGCTGCTTGATTAAAAATCTGTGCAAACTGCTGATTGTCTGTGACTTTTTTACATTTTAATCTGTATAAATGCGGGTACCAAGTGTTGCTAAATCCTTCGCTTGCACGGCCCACATCTTCAATAACGTAGTAGCGAGGTAAACTTACATCAAAATCATTAAGTGCAAAATCATCACGTAGGTGTGGCAATTCAAATACATCACCGCTAATAGGTTTACGTCCGATGGTTTTAACCATGTCATTAATATGTACGGTCATGTAGATCGTATCGTTATCTATAAACAGACCAAACTGACTTAGGTTAAAATCAATGTTAGCCACGTTATAAATGCCTCGAACACGATAAATTTCAGTATCGTAAGCACGATCACGGTTTTCTAAAAACAGTAAATCTTGGATATTAGCCACATTTTGCGTGGCATAAACTGGCTGATCAGCCGTTCCTGACGCTTTTATAGTAGGTCCTAGGTATTTGTGTAGGTATAAATCTGTACCGCCAGCCTGGAACATTTCGCTAGCTTGGCGATCTATGAATTTAAAGTCGTTTCCCCGATCGGGTTTATACAGTGATAGTCTTGGCATATGATATTTATCGTTAGATAAATATGAGTGGAGACCAAAATATGGACGATTTAGCACCTTCAACGCAAAGTAACAGTACAGTCGAGCGTAATAAAGTATTTGATTATGTTAGACTAATGCTGGGCGATGGCATGGTCGAAGTAGAGCTCGATCCTGTGCATTACGAAATGGCCTTAGATCGTGCGTTAAATCGTTACCGTCAAAAAAGTCCTAATGCTGTAGAAGAAAGTTACTTGTTTTTAGAACTTATACAGGATCAAAATGAATACAGATTACCAGACGAAGTTATCACAGTCCGCCAAGTGTTTCGCAGAGCAATTGGCTCAAGAACTGGTATGGGTGCGGGTGGTTCGCTTTTTGAACCGTTTAACTTAGCTTATACGAATACCTACTTGATGTCGGGTAGCATGATGGGTGGTCTTGCAACATATGAATTGTTTGCAGGCTATCAAAAACTAGTAGGCCGTATGTTCGGTAGTTATATTGAATTCAATTGGAAGCCAACAAGCCACATTTTAAATATTTTACAACGTCCGTTTGCACAAGGCGAACAGATCCTAGTACAGAGTTACAACTATCGCCCAGACTGGGTGTTATTACAAGACTATCAAGCCAAGCAATGGCTTAAAGATTATACACTGGCAGTTTGCAAACAGATGCTAGGCGAAGCTCGCAGTAAGTTTGGGTCAATTGCAGGGCCGGGTGGTGCTATACAAATGAATGGTGCCGCACTAAAAACAGAAGCTGACAAAGAATTTGAAAAACTAGATAAAGAATTAATGGACTATACCGCAGGCGGTACGGGCTATTACTTTGTTACTGGGTAATCTATGACTATAAAGATTTCGCAATTACCATCAACTAACGTTCTTGCTGATGCTAACCTATTTCCATTGGTTGCAAATGTATCAAGCACATTAACTAGTCAACAGGCTACCTTAGCAGTATTAAAAAATTACGTACTAGCAGGCACTGCGGCCAATGCTACTAAGCTGGTTGTTGCAAGAACTATTAACGGTGTTGCATTCGACGGCACAAGTGATATTAACATTTCAGTTAGTATTAACAATCTAGTTCACGCTTTTTCAGTAGACACTAATGGTGATCTACTATATTATCAAATTACAGATACTAATGTAAACTTACAAAACGCAAACAATGCAGATCTATATGCTACAGTAGATGTGGGCACTGATAGATATACCTATGGTTTAAATAACCTTGGCATGTTGGTAGCAACTTTCAACTAAATATTGGATACAGGATAAAATATGAGTATAACCACACTAAACCTTGGTAAAATAAGATTAAATTGGAGAGGTCCGTGGGTCACCACCACAGTATATACACTTAACGATGCTGTCAGCTTCGGCGGATCCAGTTATGTTTGTGTATTTGCACATACTAGTGGAACTTGGGCAATTGATTTAACTGCTGTCTATTGGCAACTAATGGCCCAGGGACAGACAACAAATACCACTGCTGGTGATATTACATATTACGGTTCAATTGGCAACACTAGATTGCCTATCGGTACAGCTGGCCAAGTATTAACAGTTGGAACAAGTGGATTTCCGCAATGGGGCAATCCTAATGCCGAAGGCAGTGTTTACTATGTTAGTGATGACACCGGTAACGATGCCTACAACGGCACCAGTCTTAATGCCGCATTTAAAACACTAAGAAAAGCCTGCGACACGATCACAGGTCCTGCAACAATTTATGTTAAAGCAGGTACATACAACGAAAAATTACCTATCACAGTTCCAGCTAACGTTACCATTATCGGTGACGGTATGCGTAATACTACGATCACGCCATTATTAGGTTCAACAACCGCAACTTACACAGCCAGCGGATCGAGTGGCACAACACTAAAAGTATCAAGTACCTCAAGTATCGCAGCCGGTATGACTATTATTGGTACTGGTTTTTCATCAGCACAAAAAGTTGTCACGGTAGTAGACAGTGTTACAGTAACAATGTCGGCAGCACCTGATACAACACCTAGTGGCACACTAACATTTAGACATCTAAGCACTGACGCAAGTCCAGTGGTCAATAACCTAAGTACCATGTTCTTGCTAAGTGATCAGACCATGCTTCAGGGATTGCTATTTACTGGTATGACTGGCTTTACCAGTGGAAGTCCAGCAAACGATATTACTGCCGCAACAATCGGTGGTGTTTACTTAAGATTAAATCCAGCTTCAAC